GTCTGGGATAGCAAAGTTGGTTCCATCTGACCAGACTAGGAGGGTTTTGCCCGCTGGGATCGCTGCGCCCGTGCCCGCTGCCGTGGTATTGCCAATAACCGTGGAGTTGTAGACCGTGGCTGTGTAGGCGCTGGCGTTCTTGACGATGTACTGCTTACTGACCGGCGGGGCATAGACGGCAAAGTTGGCACCTGTGACGGTGTCCAGAATCAGCATCGCCCGTACAGACTGATTGGCACTTGAGGTCCCAGTCGGCCCGTTTAAATAGGTAAGCGCTTGGTTAGCTGATGCCGTGGTAACTGAAACCGAGCCTGCAACAGCCGCCTCTAGAACCGTGGACAGGTTATCGTTGGTTGTATTGCCCCACGCCCCGGCTTGCGTACCGGTGGTAATAAGCTCAATACGTAGGTTCGGGGAGTATGTACTCATGGTAGGTTCCTTTGTAACTACGGCATTTTAAGATGAAGTACAGAGTAAATGTCTCATCTCTTGTATAGATTTTGCACTTCCTGTTTGTATTCACGCATATTTTTCACAAATTTTGATCCAAGAATTACTTGTTCCAATTTCCGCTCTTCTGGTAGCCTTGTCCTCATTGATATTTCAACCTCCTCTTTTTTTACCAAAATATACTGAGCAATTGGAGTTCCTTTTTCAATCAGCATACTGTTTTCTTGGGTTTTCCAGAAAAACTGAGGATTTAATGGCACTTGTCCGTACTCATAAGAAAGGTATCCAGTAGCAGTTTCAAACCTTGGATCGTCAGAATATGCAACGGGTATTTCAAGCAAATAGTATCCTTTAGGGATGATGACTGACCAAGGTGATTGATACTTCAAAACCCCATTAAAGGAATAACTCCAGTTGTTAAAATAATTTTTAAATTCTTCTGGTTTATGAATTTCTATCTGGTCAATCCCTATCATGTCTTTTTGGTTTAAAGGTGTTCTCCAAAAAAGACTATCAGCACTTGTTTTTTCGATATAAACATCTTGCCATGCCCGTAAAATCCATCCAGACCTTATTAAACTGACAATCCCGGGGCAACGGCTTGTATGTGAATATTGAAATGTTCCAAAATCCGGTTTTTTCCTTTGTTCAGAAAAGTCTATAGCCATTTTTCTAAGCCACTCATGTTTTAATTCTTTTGCTGGAATTATGGGCATTGTTTTTTGAACTTCTGGAATTAACGTCAAAAATTCTAATTTTTGTTTTTTCTTAAACATTTTGTTTTTTCTTTAATGTAAAATCAAACGCAATACTTTTTCTTAAACCTTCAAAAGTCAATGCCGGAATTGCATGAGACAAATCAGATAACCAAATAAATAGATCTCCTTCTTTAGGGTACATAGTCCAAGAATCAGAGTTAGATACCGTATAGTTTTTTATCGGGATGTTTGGTTTGCAATCTTTTTGGTTTGGATTAATAAAAACAATTTCATTTGATCCTTTGGGGATTTCAACATAATAGGTTCCAGATAAGCAAGATCCATAATGTGCATGGCGAGGATGATGTGATCCGCTAGGCATACTATTTAACCAAAGTCTGTGAATTTTTGGAACCCAATCATCAGTCATGTATCCTAACTGTTCAAGAAACTCCTTTGCCTTTTCTTCTATATCGCTAACAAATTCTCCTACTCCACATTCATTTAAAAATACAGATTCGTTTGAATAATATTCATTTAAAGTGGTATCAAACCCATTGCCGCTAGGCTTTAAGTTGTTGGTATCAAACCATTTTGCAGTACTATACAAATGTGATGGCAAATGCTGTACTCCAATATTTGTGACAAATGGGGAATGAAGTTCCATTAAGTGGGCTTTGGGTTTTTGTCTTTTACACTTTGTATAGCCGCTTTCCAAGCGTCTAAGCCAGAATGAAAAATAATATCTAATTGATCTGGGATGCTTGGATAATCTTCTGCTCTGCGCTGTGCATAGGTGAGACCATCCCGTCTAATCTGCTCATTTTTTGCGGCTGTTTGGGTGTACTCTTCTACAGAGATTGAAACAAAAGTTGATTTTTTTTCTTTACTTTCATATGGCAAACAGAAAATTTCGCCTGAAAAATAGTCTTTAAAATACTGGTTCATAGCGGATTCTCATATGTTGGGTGCGGATTACGAAAATCATTAGATATTGGTTTTGACATGCTCATGGCATGAACACCATCTGGAATACTTGTTGGGTCGAGAATATCTTCTACTCTTTCGCCAGTTCGTAAGGCATGGATACAATAAGCCACAGTATTTGCTTCTAAAGCCGTTAACTTATGAAATTTATCTGCTTTGATATAAATCATGTGAGGGGCAACAAATCGAGTTGTTTTTCCTTCTACCTCTACGTCAAGTCCTCCAGATGCAAGTAGTGTTAAATGGTCAAAAGCATGTGTATGACCTTCTTCAATATCACCAGCATTTTCAAAATGCATCATGCGACTAAAAAGGTTTGCTACACAGCTAATTGCAACTTTTGGTGTACTCATTATGATGACTCCAACCCATCTTTATAGGCAGTATTATTTCCTAAAATAGAAATTGGTATTTTATCATAATACCACTGCCATTTTGTTTTATCTAATTTTGCTTCTGGATGTGGTTTCGGAGGATAAAAAACATCATATTCAGCATCATAATGATACCCAATACCTGCATAATTTGCTCGTAAAGGTTCCTTTCCATCTGGTTTCCAATCAGGACCGACATGAAAATTTGCAACTGTGTTATATGATGTTTGTATCCAATTTTTTGGATCACCTAAAGTTCCAGTATCAATAAATTCCTGCTCGGCAACAATAACACGTTGCACAATGCCGTTTATTACTTCTGCAAAATGGCTCATGCTACATAATTCCCAGTTGAATTAAAAGTATGATATGTATATCCCCCAGAAGAGGTAACAGTACCGCCGGTTCCTCGCTGTGCGCCTGCGTATCGAATAATAATTATTCCAGAGCCACCAGAAGATGAACCGGGAGCAGAATAAGCAGAGCGACCATTACCACCAGCACCGCCGCCTGTATTTGCTGAACCATTAGCACCCGGAGCAGATTTACTACCACCTGCGCCCCCGCCTAGTCCACCAGAACCGGGGCTACCTGTTGAATATGTTCCACCACCACCGCCGCCGCCATAATAATTGGTATCTGACCATTGAATACCATTACCACCAGCACCGCCATTGCCTTTATATCCCGTTGCAGGGAATCCTGATTGTGCAGCACCTCCAGCTCCGCCAGCACACCAAGTATTGTCACCTCCGGGGCCATAGCCATTACCACTAGGGCCCCCCGTAGCGCCATTGGCCGAGCCACCGCCATTACCTGTTGCCATTGTTGTTGGCCCATAAGTAATGCTACTTGCAGTTCCAGCAACTCCGGGTGAACCACCACCCCCAACAGTCATAACATAGGTTGTTCCAACGGTTACTGTTCCTGATGTAGATGCAGTGCCACCACCACCTCCTGCTCCTGCGATATATACTACATTCATGGATCCACCGCCACCGCCAACAACCAAGTATTCAATAGAATAAGTAAATGCTGCTGCGGTTACAAACGATGTGGCTGAAGAATAATCAGACCATGTTCCATTTGAATCCTTATAACGTACTCTCCAGTAATATGTAGTGCTATTAGCAAGACCACTGCTTATATTGTAAGATGTAGATGCCGCGCCAGAAGTACCGGTATCAATTACAGTAGTTCCAAACCCACTACTAGTAGAAACTTGATATTGAGCATTTGCAAAAGTAAAGCCTTGAAGGGAAACAAAAGCTGTTGCAGTTAATGTAATTGTATAATTTGCTCCAGTTGATCCATTTGCTGGAGAGATATTTACTGGCTGAACAACAGCAGGTAAAACAGGAGTTCCATTTGATGCCGCCGTTACTCTACCTTTTGCGTCAACTGTAATATTTGCTGTTGTATAAGACCCCGCTGTTACTCCGCTATTTGCAAGTGTTGAAGTTCCTGTGACATTGGCTGATCCATTAAATGAGGCAGATGTCCAAGTGACATCCCCGGTCATTCCAATGGTTCTGCCAGTAGCTAGGGTTGTAGAAGTTGTTGCATTACCGCTAAGAGCAGCAGTAATTGTTCCAGCATTAAAGTTACCAGAAGCATCCCTAGCAACAATCGTAGATGCCGTATTTGCGCTTGTGGCGTTTGAAGTAACGGTAAAAGTGGCTGCACTAGCTTGGTTTGCCGTAAATGTCTGGGACCCGGATAAACCCGTACCGGATACATTCATTGTCAGCGTACCGTTGTTTACGGTAGCTGGTGTGGTCCAAGTTGGGGCTGAAGTACCGGCTGAGGTCAAAACCTGCCCTGAAGTACCTGCTGCGGAGAAAGCCGTGGCTCCAGAGCCAGACTGATATGGGACGGCTCCAGCTACACCCCCGGCAAGATTTGTTGTGGTAGTAGCCGAAGTAGCAGAGGTAGCGGATGTAGCATTACCAGACAAACTAGCAGTAATAGTGCCTGCGCTGAAGTCACCAGACGCATCACGGGCCACAATAGCAGAAGCGGTATTTGCACTTGTGGCAGTCGTAGCAGCGTTTGGAATAGAGGTGGAAGCAGTCATCGCCCCAGTCCCGTTACCGTACACATACCCCGTCAGAGTCGTGGCCCCCGTACCACCGCTTGCCACAGGCAATGTTCCACTGACATGGGTCGTTAAGCCTACCTTGCCCCAAGAAGGAGCCGTACCTACACCACCAGAGATTAGAGCATTACCTGTAGCAACATCCGCTAATTTGGACAGCGCCGAAGTGGTAGACGCATACAAAATATCGCCAACTGCATAGGACGATTGCCCAGTACCACCATAAGAGGCATCAAGGGTAGAAGCGTTCCAAGTGCCAGCAGTCAGGGTTCCTACACCTGTAACTCCGGTATAAGAGCCAGACAGCCGCGCCGCTGGCAGCGTCCCACTAGAGATATTTGCTGCATTTGTGGTATCAGTGGTTGCTGAAGCCGCCAGCCCAGAAACAGCGCCGGAAGCAATGGAAATCGCAGTATCTGTAACAGAGGTTACTTGTCCTTGGGCGTTGGTCGTCAGTACTGGGACAGAAGAAGCAGAACCGTAAGTCCCCGCAGTGCCTGTATTTGTAATACTGAACTGCGTACCAGATAGGGTCAGCCCGGTGCCAGCAGAGTAAATCTGAGCGGAGCTGATTTGAGCAAAAGTAATTGCCGTTGTACCAAATGTAATTGTTCCAACCGTGTTGCAGATGTAAGTTTCACCGGCACCAGTATTACCATTGGTAACAAAGAAAGCATCCCCTTGACCCAAAGAGTTAGGGTTAAAAGGGTCGTAGGTATCCGCATCGGTAGCCCTAGTCAAAACCCAGTTTGTTGAGCCACTACCTACAGTTGTAAGCGTATAAACACCATTTTCGTAGGCGTTTGTTTGGTTATAAATAAGTACCCGGCTATTTATTGGAACAGCAATTCCATCCGCTGTAAAAGCTGCTTGGGTTCCTGCGTTGGTAAGTGTAGCCCCAACACCAGAAGAACCGTTGTTATACGTAGCGTTTAAATTCCCAGTCGTACTTGGTACTTCCACATATACAGGGGCGTGGTAATGCACACCTGATGCAGCCAACGCATCAACATACGTTTTATTGGCAATATCGTTGCCGCTGGTAGGAGAGGAAGAAACCGTGCCGTTTGTAATGTTTGCGGTAGTGATATTTGCTGTTCCAATTCCAGCAGTACCAATATCCAATAACGTAACAGCCGAACCAGCAGTATCTAAATAAACCGATCTTTCTGCTGGGTAAGTAACAAAAACATCCTTTGAGCCTACGCCAAAGTTCACCAGACTGCCCGCATTGCTTGATTCAAGAACGGTAGTACGACTCAGGGTTGTACCGGAAGAAGTGTAGGTTCCAATACCAACTTCCCAATCGCCAGTTTGTTGGTCGTTAATGGTGTAGTAAGTGGTGTTCCCATCACCAATCACGGCGAATGACTGAAACCCGGGACTTGCGCCACCAAGCGTAATAGTGCCTGTACCTGTAGAGGTGGTGGTTTCTTTAACTCGGTCTTTTACAACAAGTGCCATGACATTCTCACGATTGGGTTTTGACTACAGTCCAAGAGGTTGCCTGCGAATCGTTTATCGTAGACCAACCGGGAGACTGTGCATCATTTGACTGCGCCCACGCCGCATTTTGTGCATCATTGATAACCTCCCACAACAATCTAGCAGTGATCTCATCAACACCAATTGCGCCGTCTGTAATGGTAGCAAAAAACACAGCGAACGCCAATATAGTGTCAGCGGCTACAGCGGTTTCGTTGACTGGTGCATTAAATATGGATGGGGCTACAGAAGTTGTAAAAGTGGCGCTAGAAAGTTCGGAAATTAAAGGAGCAAAATCGGCTCTTGCGGCAACGGTTTCAGAAACCGACGCACTTTCATCCATAAATACGTTATAGGTTATGGTAGGGTCTAATGCTTCAGATGCGGTAGCTGTATCAGAGAAAGATACAGAGAAAACCGCAGAAGCAGAAGAAGCATCCGTTCCAGTAGCCGTTTCAGGCAAACTAGCAATAAAGTCTACTAGAGCCGCGAAATTTTCACTGCCAGTGCTCTGTTCTTGAACAGAAACAGCAAAATCAATTAAAGTGAATGTAGTCTCTGAAGCAGCTACTTGTTCAATAGTCAGTACTGCAAAATCAACCAAAGACGATGACGTATCCAAGCCAAGCGCCGTATCTGCTGCATCTGCACTAAATACAGATGGCGCAACAAACGCTTGGTCTGTTCCAACTACCGTATCGGAAAAATCCGTAGCAAAACCAGCCGCCGCAGAAAACGCATCTGCGGTTGTAGACACAAACTCTTCTACAGCAGTGTCAAATATGGCTCCGCCACCCAACGAAGAGAAGGGTACGTTTGCAAACGGCGTGAATCCGAACACAAGGGTTTACCCTTATGCAGCGTCAAGGCTGAAAGTGTAGGTTACGTTCAGAGTATCACCGGACACAACTACGCGATCCCCGGGAGATTGGAAATCTGCCTCAGAGAACAGTGTGCCAGAAGTACCACTAGACACCGTACACAAGAACGCACCAGCTACCGTACCGCCAGCACCAGTAATACTGAACTGAGCGGGGGAAGCTGAATTGCTAATAACAGACGGATCAGCAGTGGTAGCCGTGCCGAATGTAACAGCTTTACGTGAACCAGAATAATTAGTGAACTCCGTCCACCCTGCATGAGAAGCCAGCGTATCCGCAGCGGCGTAAGTGGTGCCAGAACCCGGGCCAGTCACAAGACCTAGATAGAAAGCGGCGGTATACGAACTACCCTTGAAATACTGGGTATTCATATCCTGCAAACCTACGTTTACAACGAGGTTGTGCATCTGATCTTCCCATTTCAGCTTGCCATCTTTGTCAAAGCATTGGACGTGAAAAACACCTCCCGCCTTGCTGTTTTCAGAAAAACCGGTTTTAGCAACCAGCCCAGCCGAAAGGCTGTCAGAAGAATTTGCATTGTCGATGAACATAGTCGCTCCTTACAAAAGTCGAATAAGCGCAGAACTGCTGGTATTAGCAGGCATCTGAACGGTGAATGTTGCTGTTGAGGTTTTGTCGTTTCCAAAGTCCAACACACAGACCGCCCCATTAGCTCCGGGCTTATAAATCAAAGCCCCCCGCGCTGTCAGGGCAGAGTTCCATGTGGGAGAGGAAAAGTCAATGTACACAATGCTGCCCGAGGTGGTAGCTTCCGTGGCAACTGTCGCCGTAATGACTTGCCCGCCAGCGGTGTACCCACTCGCCACAACTTCACCCGTGGTTGTATAGGCGGTAGTTGTCTCGTCCAAGGTGGCTGAGTTTGTGTAAAGCGCCATGTAGAAGGTGTCGGAGGAAAAGTTAATTCCACCGCTTGCCATATTGGAGCGCAGCACATTACAGGAGAAGTTTCCAGTAAAAGCCATATCAAGTCACCGCCTGCCGGTATTGTCCGTTTCTGTAGGCATCACCACGCTCCAGACCATCGCCCAGACGTTTAGCCAGCGCAAGAGCCTCTTGGTATTTACCGTTATAGAGTGTCACCATATCTGGCTCACCCTTCATAAACGTATAGGCTTCTACCAAAGAGCCATACAACATAACGGAATCAAAGTTATCACCCAACCATGTACGCCCATCAGCCGCAACGGTAATGGACTCTGGATAGTAATAGTAGTGCAACTCTACGTTGTAGTTTGCGTCAGGTGTTGGTCCAAGAATAAACGTCAATTCATCAGTAATGACAGGGCTTGGATCGTTGGATGTAGTTGGTCCAAACAAAGCGTAGTACTTCGGGATTGCTGTATCTGTTGGGTTGGGATACGCTTGCCGAATAAAGTTCACATCTTTGTTCAACAAATACTCATAGTTGCCCGAACCATCTATCACAGCCAGCGAATAGACTGACAGAAAGTCGTTTGGGGCGGATAAGTATTTATTTCCAGTAGATGTAACGCCTGTCACATTCTTACGAATAGACGGAAACTGAACCGTGTTGTAGATACGCTGTTCAGCTTGTTTAATGAACGTGTTGATTTGCGTAGTCGAGGACACAGAACTCCCGTCAGCGAGGTAAGTCGCCGGGAATTGGTTTTCTGTGTAGCTCTGAATTGCCGCTACAAGTTCATCATAGGTCATATATCAACCCATCGGGCCTCTTGCCATAGTGCCTTTGGTAGCCGCGCCAGTCCCACGGATTTTGATTCCGGTGGTCTTGGTGGGTTTATTACCAGCATCCTTGCTAACAGCACCAACGCTCATGTCGTAGGTGTCGAGCTTGCTACGGTTTGTCCTGCTGTTCATGTCTGCCATGCCCTCTTTATAGCGGGCGGCATAAGCTGATGCTGCTTTGTTGTTTACTGCCATGATTAGCCCCGTTTCTGTGCTGCAATTTTTGCCAGATTACGACCCATAGATTTCATATCAGCATTGGTTTTACCCCTGCTGCCGCTGGTCGGTTTACCGCTTTGAATGCCAACGGTGGGACCATCATTGCCAAGGTTTCGACCTTTGGTCTTGCCTTTTTGAGCAATACCATCTGCTGCGCGTGTGTATGCCATTTTTAGCTCCTTATGTCGTTGCAATTGTAACTATACCAAGAGATATACCCAATACCAAATTGTTTGGCGTTAGGGCAGTGTCAAAATAACTAGCTCCGCCTACAGGATTCCAGCCCCACTGGAACACTCGACTGCCAGCCTCAGGCGTACCAACTGCATTTGGACCGGTTCCGCCGCTAGTACTAATCTGCAATCCACTTGTACCAGACAAATAATAGCTCACGTCCGGGCGAGGCTCACGCACAGCCTGTGGGTCATAGACCGGATACATACCTAATTGCAACTGTGGCTGATCTGGCTCCCAACACTCGGGACAAACCTTGATGCTGACTTGTTTGGTCTTAATAGTCAACTTACGCAACTGCTTGAGCATGTACCTCTGCCCGCAGCGGTCACACTCCGCAATTGAGTATTTACCAGAAGCGTATTTTGGACCTGCCATGTATCACCTATAAATCATGATACGAGGCACATACCGGTTGGATGCTTTTTCCCGGTCTTCATCAGCGGCTAATTGCCACTGCTGCTCATATTCCATCTTCAACGCTGCCACCCGATTTGCATCTACATTCGGGAGCTTCATAGACAATTTATAAGCCAGACCAGCAACCATGCACTCAACCAATCGGAACGGAATGTCTTGGGTGCGTACACCATTTCCACTATCTTGGATCCGACGCATACGCCAGTAGACAAACATGTAATAGGGACTACCTATTGATCCTTGATTTGGGATAGGCCAAATATTGATTGAAGGGGGACGTGTCACATACACACTTGCCCCCGAATTATGAGTAGTAGCAACGGTGTTTTGTTGCCCGCGACCACAAAAGCTGATGTAGCCAGCAGTATTGCCAGTCTGAGTCAAGTTGCTATAGCTGATTAGCTCACTATCAATTTTGACAAATCCAGCAGCAGCCAGCCCAGTAACATCAGCCAAATAGATTGTTGTATCAGTACTACTTGTAATGGCTTGAGCTAAAGTAGTCGAAGCAGTGCTGTTCTGTTCTCCTGTCTGGCGGTTTATCCAAACCTGAATAGGACGGCCTTGAGCGTACTTATTGGGAATAGTCGAATAGGTAGACTCACTAATGCGATTGATGTTGATATCTATCTGAGGCGTACCCGTACCAGCATTGGTACGTGTCACCTGATCAAGTAGGTCAATCGTATCATTAGGCAACGCATAAATAGCTTGATTTGGGTACAGAGGAATCTGCCCCTCTTCAATCGTCCACAAATTGATACCACGATTTGCCCACTCAATGGTAAGCAAATTCAGGCTCCTGCGTGCAGTACGAAAATCATAACCGGTACGCAACTCTAACCCACAACGTTCAAACGCTTCCTCAATGAGGTCGTTAACATCAAGGTTGAAGACTGAAGTGCCTGTAGTGGTCATGTCTTACTTCATTTTGGTTTTTGCCGATTGAATAAATGCCTCAGCAGTTGGAGCACCTTTTGCACCGGGTTTACGCATCTTTTCGCCAGAGCCTTGAGCAATACGTTTACGCTTTGCATTGATATTGGCATACAGCCCTACTTCTCCACCCTCTGCGTATTGAGTGAAATCGGTATCATCTCGACGAGCTTTTCGGACGCCTTTAGGCATCTTACTGGCTCTAATATCACCCATACCACGGCTTGCCATCATACAAGTTTCCCACGAGTTTTACCCCGCTGAGCAATACCATCAGCCGCACGGACGTAACCACCTTTTCTCATGGTAGTCCGCGATTTGTTAAACGCAGATTCAGAAGCTTCAGATTTTTTCTTTTCTTCAACTTCTTTTTCCATGTCATAGCGCTGTTTAGGGGTAATGTAGTCTTCATCAGACTCATCAAGCCGTTGGGGATTTACAAACCCACGCCCTGCGCCAGCAGACTTTTTCATTTGCACATCCCGCCTTTCCTCATGGTGACTTGCATGCCCTTGGTTTTGCCCTTAGAAACAATGCCGTCTGCGGACTTATGACCAGCCGCCAAACCACCGGATTTCATGCCTGCGTGGGCTTTGGAAGCGGGAGCAGCAGCGTGGGCTTTCAGAGAGGAGGCAATACCACCTTTCTTCATTCCGTACTCTGCCTTCTCGTGTTTAATCATGGACTTAGGTGCGCCCTTCTTTTCCATGAACGAGATTTCTTTTTTAGCCATTGCTTTAGAGTCTTTCATATCACCACCTTTTGCAAATTTGCGGCCTTTGTCCGCTTGGTTAAATTCTTTACCCACAGACATGGGTACCCCAGCTTTCTTGGCAAATTCTGGGTTATGCGCCACAGCTGCCATGAAATTGCGTTGCTTCTTGCTAACGGAGGGCACTTTTTGACTCCTTGATAAAGGCATCAAGCTTGTCACTTAACTTGTCAAAGCGAGAATCAATATGGCTAACAATCTTGTCAACTTCTGCTTGAGTGACGTTATCCCGGGCAATTTCTTCCCGGGTCTTGTTCAGCAAAATAGAAAGACGCGACAATTCTTCTGATTTTTCACGCATGTTCCATCCTATCAACCCGATAAACGTGGTTAACAGAATATTCCAGACGGCTAGTTGAATGTCCATTTCAACAGTTCCACGCCCGCAGGCTCTTGTTAATCCTCGAATTGGGGTCTTTTGCGGTTTTTTCGCTCGTTAGCTTCTTTTTCATCCCGCTCATACGGGCGCAAAAAGAGTCTCGCCTGCTGCCGCCTTCCGGCTGCGGAGGTTTCAAGCCCGGTTTCCCCGGGTTTGCTTTGTTGTAAGAGGCTCGTCCCTTGGCGTTCAAGCCGCCCTTGGGATTCTTGCCTTCTTTCCTCTGCCATGCTGGGGACTTAGCCATACATCACCGTTACAGCAGCATTGCTCATTGCCCCATAAACATCTGTGCTAAACAAAACGCCTTCGCCCGGAACAAGCACCGAGAAAGGAGTTCCACTAGCAAGAGTGGGTATGGAGAACATAACTGTGCCGCTACCACCGCCGTCACGTAAAACAATTAAGCCTACGCTAGAGCCGGGAACAACAAGCAAGCCGCGAACACGAGTTCGGTCAGCATAAATAGTGCCGTTACCAGACGCTATTGCGGTTTTTATGTCGGTTTGCATCATTTGATGCTCCTAATTAAGAAGCCGAGATAGCAGCCAGAGTATCTACGCGCAGCCAGTTGGTTCCATTATAGAAAGCCAACACGGGGGAGCCAGCAGCACCGTTGCTAAAGTAAGCAATAGAGCCAGTAGAAGCGGTAGTGGGAGCGGTGGCAACGGTGAAAACGCCAAGGTTTACCGGGCCAGAAAACGTAGTTTGAGCCATTATTTCCTCACATGCGAGTAATGTTTGGGTGTTCTGTCTGCATGTCGTCAGCCGGGACTGTCAGAAACACCGGAAACCCCGGAATAATTGCAATATACACTAAAAGAAAAGGGGGCACAAGGCCCCCCTTCCATCAGGCTCCTTGAGAGCCGTACATGCCCAGCGGATCGCTCCAGCCAAAGCTGTAACGCTCACGAGACTTGTAACGGACGTTGCCGGTATCGAAGTCGCCGTCCATAGACTGCTGCAACGGGGTACGCACAAAGTGCTTCATGCCGTTAGGAACGTCAGTGGTCAGGAACCATGCGTTTGTATCGGTCAAGAAGTGGTTAATGGTGTAGCCATCAGGGATGGAACCATTGTTCTTCAGTGCGTTGATGTCGTTGTCAGCAGTACCAACACGGAGTTCGGTATCCAGCAGACGGGTAGCGACGAACTGGAGTGCCGGGGGCACAATCAGTTTCTTGGGCTTAGCAGCGATCAGCAGCGAACGCTCATCAGTCCACAAGCTAATCTGAATAACGGCGGCTTCCAGAGAAGTCTCGTTCAGGTCAGCAGGGGTAGTGGGGATGTTGCTGTTGGTACCACCAGACACCAGAGGGTGCGATGCAGAGAACAGAGCAACTCCGTCGCCACCGGGGTAGCTAGCAGAGAAGCCATTGTTCAATACAGCGGCAGCTTTTACCTGCTTGGTATAGGCCATCGAGCGGGCCAGCGCCTTGGTGTAACGAGCCGACAGAGAGTCATAGAGGTTGTCCTCAATAGCCTCTTCAGTCAAGCTGAAACCCATAGCGATGGTCTCGTGGGTATATCGAGCAGTCCAGGCTTCTTGGCCATTGTCGTACGCGATGGCAGAACCTTCGTTCTTCACCGGTGCGGCGCTGAAGCCAGACAGCTTGGTTTCCTCTTCAAAACTACGCTCCGAAGTTTCGGTTTCGTAGATTTCCTTGTGCTCTTCGCCATACTTGGCGTACTCAAGGCCGAACAAAGCATTCAGGCCGGGGAGCAATTCCTTGAGCAGTTGTGCGCGACTAATTGCCATGATTTACTCCTTAGACGCCTGTGGTGTTGTTATAAGTATGGGTGTTGATCTTGACGACCATCTCCACATACGCATCGCTGCCGGTAGCAGTTGCAGGCACAACGTCCACAATACGAATGGGTAGCGTATTGGTGGTAGCGGTAGTGTCGTCAATAGCCTGAGCAGAATCGCCGGTGTTGGCATTGCCAGCGTTCAGAATCACCGAAGTGTTCTGACCAACAGCAGTGCGACCCAAGGAAGCGATAGTCGTGCCAGAAGACACAACAGCCACTTGGAACAGGGCGCGGGGATCATCAACCACATAGGCGGTAGCGTTGGTCACACCAGACGACGGAGCGTACTGGGCTTGAACGGTTTGACCCGATGAGTTGGTGTACTGAACACCCACACAAACACCAAGTGCTTGAGGGGCAGCGGTACCATCAGCAACAACTTTACATTTGCCGCTAGACAGCATTTCGACGAGATCGCCGGTATACATAGCGCCGGAGTCAATCGGCACTAGGCGAGTAGAACCCGCATACGGAGTGCCACCAATACTATTGATGGGGCGGAAGCCGTAAGGGGCGCTAACGGTGGGATAAGCCATGTTAAGCTCCTAAAAGATTTTTAACCTTTACCAAAGCTAGTCGAGGATTTCCGTTCTTGGAAGATCGGCATCCTTGGGTCACTCTGGCGCATTAAATTGTTGTCTACAGCAGTGGTCTGCGCTTCGGACTGATTTTGATAAAAAGCATTACGCTGTTCAACAAACTCAACCGGAGTTTTGCAAAGCAACAATCCGCCGATCTCAATATTGTTTTTAAAACGACTATCGGGATCGACTAGCAGTTGAAATTTCGGTTGCTCTTCAATTCCAACGGGTTCCCAGCCTTCTCGGAGTTTGGCCGACAAGTTGCGGGGATCATTCTGGTTAAGAGTTGCAACACGGATCCATCGGTACGCAAAGCCAGGAGCCTTGTCAGGTTCAGGCAAAAGTTCAGGTTGCTGCCACTGCTTGGGCCGCTCTGAATTTTGCCGACTAGCCATCTCGCGTTCTAATCTGTTTTCGCCCATTTTAGGCCTCCAATTTTGACATTTCCCGGGCATACTGCTCGGGGGTGATTCCAAGTTTCTTGGCCAAGCTGACCTGCTCACGAGTGAGCGTTACCTTTTTAGGGGCAGTGCTGCGCTTCGCAGGGGCAACCACCGTGCTTGGTTTCTGGCGTTGTGACGTTTGGTTATCGTCATCATTTTGTGTACCTCCAAACTCGTTGGAGAATACTGTTCGTACTTCTCGGTCAATTGCCTTAAAGTACTCGTCCGTGCCAATAAAGGCTCGTCCGTAGCGGCCTGCTAGTTCCTCATGAACACCTTCAGCATATCTGCGCATTCTGATCTTGGATGGATCCATAAACCAGGGGTTTTGAGAAACCCATGCAGCCACTTTGGCGTCCATTTGAGGTTCTTGCGAAACCTGCTTCTGCTCTATTTGTACATCATTTTCAGGTTCTTGTAAAGCTGGTTTAAACTTTTCTGCCTGATCTATCTTATTTTGGGCTCGGATAAGCTCTTTTTGGGCCTCAATTAGCTTATCTTTATCACCCATATCGTACGCTTCTGAGTACGAGCGCTCAGCTTTCTCAAGCTCCAGCTTAGCCGAAGACTTATAAGTGCTAAGTAACTCTTTCTCACCAGTCTGAAGCATTCCCTTGAGACGCTTGTTTTCGTCAAGTATCTTTTGGGCAACAGTCAAAGCCTCCTGCTGTTCACGCAATGCTGCTTCTTTTGCACGACGTTCATCGTGCCAAGCCTTTTTATATTGCTTGAACTTGGTTTTGACATTATGGCTGTAATCAGCAGAAGTATCTGCTTTTTCCAACTCCTGCTTTATATCCTCGTTGAGAGGTTCGACATTGCGATCTTCGGGGGGAGTGGTATCGACGACTTCAATCTTTATATCGTCTTCATCACCCTCACCTTCAACCTCAATTTTCAATTCCTCTTCGGGTTTACCCTGATCTTCATCAGGAAATTTAAAATTTTCACCTTTGAACGTTGCCATAGTCGTCTCCTTATGAAGAACGTTTAATACCACGAGGATCTTCCACTATACCTTCGACAGAATCGTCGTTAATAATGCGAAACTCGCGGCCATGAATCACCAGACGAGTACCAGAATTGGGGCGAACCAAAATGAAATCGCCTTTCTTGCACCACGGACCGGTGGGGAATTTGGCCTTGTCAAGGTAACAATCAGATCCCAAATCGACTACAAATAGCACTGTAGTAAGCAGTTCATCATAGCGAATGGTTTGATCGGCCTTTACCAGACCACTCTCATACTCCTTTTCCTGATCAGGAATGGCGCAGAGAATCTTGTACCCAGTGGGTTTTGGTAGTTGTCGTGCCTTCTCTTCTTCTCGTTTGTGCAGTATCTGGGACAAGTCCACAGCACTGCTGAGATCGAGTGTTTCACTCATCAAGTTGCTCCATACGTTTTGTAAGGTCTGTGATTAAGTTGCGGGCGGTGAGCAGACCTTTAATTTCCCCACACATCCCGCAATACTCGTCAAAGCTTTTGGCCGCTTTACGCCCAATTGCTTCTTCGAGTTGTTTGACTCTTTCGTCAATTTGTTTCAAGACCACACCCGTGGCTTGAAGGATTTCATAACTCATTTAGCCTTCTCTTTCGGTTTTTCCTGTGCTTGACGACGCTGCTCCAGCATGCGTTGCTGTTGCATCTGATGACGCTGCTGCGCTTCAAGCTTGTGAATATCAGCCATGGTTCTAAAACCTTCAGACTGATGTTTATGGTCCCTATCTTCTTTGTTTTTCTCCATTTGTACAGCTGCTTTGAACCCCTCGGCCTCTTGCTGCGCTGTAATTCTGGCTTGCTCGATAGCCAACTGAGCAGCCTTGAGCTGAGCATCGGTTTGGTCCTTTTGCACCTTACGTTGCAAATCGCCTTGCTTGATCTGGAGTTCTTGCTGCTGAAGCTGAATAAGCGGGTCTTGAGCCTGCTGCTGTGCCTTAGCTGCTTGAGCCTCTTGCTGATGCTGCTGGAGCAGTTGTTGAGCTGCTTGGGCGGCTTGTTGGGCCACTTGTACCTCCATTTCTGGCGGCAACATGTCCTCGTCTTGGTCTTCCTCGTAGGCGGGTAGCGTAATACCCATAACCTGCTCCATCTGCTTGCGGTACTCCATAGCCAAATGCTCAGCTACGTGAGCAGACAACGCGGCTTGAATACCTTGAGCCAACTGCGGACTTTGAGAAACAAGCTGCTGGATATGGGGGTCTTGCGCTGCGGCCATATGTACGGCAATATGAGCACGGTGGTCTTGGAACAAAAAGGCCTTGACCGGCTTTTGCCTCAAAATATCCATGTTCTCCGTAATTGGGTCACGCGGCTTCATATCGTCCTGCATCGGCACCAATTTCTGGTAATTTTTGATGCCAAGTACATCAAGCATCTGGCGATGCAACAACGGCAAGTCATACAGATTGGGGGCAGTCTGCGCCAACTGTAGAGCCGCTTGATACTGGACTACCTTCTGCGCCATAGTAGCCGCATTGGGGTCACTTACAGGGATCACATCGACTTGGTCATAGTCTGACTGTTTTACCGCCCTACTGCCCGTATCTGGCTCGTAGGCATAGTCAGGAGGTGTGTTATCTCTAATAAGCTCCTTCAAGAGTTTGAACTCTTGTTTCATGGAGTAATGAATGCGTGCCTGGACAGCACTCATTGTCTTTAAAGTCCGCTCAAGAACTGCCAAAGTGGTGCCCACTGGGGCAGCGGCGGAACCCATATCAGAGATCTGTAAGTCCATCGTTCCAGCAAAACGACGACCATCTTGGATAATCTGATTCATCAATGTAGCCAGAACTTGGCTCGGCTCCTTGTAAGGCAAGGGCATGATGTTGTCACGCATAGTGCCTGAAGGAACGTCCACATCTCGGAACTCTCCGGGGGAGATGGGAGTATCGTCACCCTTGGTTCGCAACCCACGGGTCTTGAAACCCCCGGGCAGGTTAGAAAGCGTACCCGCATCAACAAGCTGACGCAGGATAGACGTGCCACTCTTGGCAAATGCCCCGATCAGATGGATCAAACCAAACGCATAAAAGCCAAAGCCCGGGATGTAGGGATAGTGGACAAAATGCTGACGTTTTTGATGAGTTTCATCGTCTTCTTTCCAATTCCTACGAATAGCCAGAATGCGCGTAGTACCCTTCTCTATCGTCACAATATAGGGTAGCGCAATACCGGTCTCTTCCCCATCCTCATCCTTGTGCTCATCGCCCGGCAGCACCAAGTCAACGTGCATCTCAAGGAGTTTGAAGCGGTTGTCCTCAGTAGCTCTAAAGCCCAGCCGCTCAGCAATCTTTTTCTCCACCTCGTCCAAGACCTGCTGAGGCTCACCCAAGTCAATATTTAAGTAAAACCCCTCATGCTGTAGCTTGCGCACATCATTCTCGGTCTTGCGCATCACATGAGTCACACGCTCAGCTGCCTCAAGACTTGAGGCTCCGTAGGGCACCACCACGTCCTCAGCCGGGACGTACATGGCTACTTGCCGGTCAATTGAAGGGTCAAAATAGACCTTTTTGAACGCATTACCAGCCAATCCCAAGCCCCACAAAAGCCGCTCATGCTCGGGACGATACTCAACCATTACCTCGGTAAGCTGATAGTTCATATCATCTTGAACACGCTCAGCCGCCTTTTTCTTCTCGGGGGTCTCTTTGCCGATGATCTTGCTCTTAACTGGACCAGCGGCGGGGAACGTCTCCATCATGGTCTCAGCTTGGAATTTGACCACTGACTCAGCAAGGATGGGGTGATACACACCACAAGCACCCTCCCACGGCTCGCTACGCTCCTCCAGTTTCATCCCCAAGAGTTCCAACCCATCAACGTAGGTCTGCACCCAATCTTTACGACTAGCCACGTCTGCGTCATAGTCACCGATCAACTCGCCAGACAAAGTTGCAAGCGCCTGAGAGTCCATATCCTCAGCAAGATTCTTATAGAAATCTTCCTTGGCATTCTCATCATGCTCAATACGTAGGATGGGCTGGCCATCAATACCTATCTCAACTGCCTCAGGATCTTCAATCTCGATCTCAATTGGCATTTCTTGCTCACCCAATTGGTCAAGACCCTGTGGAGCCTGATAAAGCGCTTTGTCAAAATTTGTGGCCATGAATCACCTCAATAATATGCAGCTTTACGCCGAGGACGATTGAGAAAATTATCTTCTGGTTCATCTGTCGGCAGACGAATAAAACCACCTTGCCTAAATCTTAACAGCGCAAGGGTGGTGGAGTCTACTAAGTCATCGTTGGCCCCGCTTGGGAAGTCGTTGCATTCCTCCACAACTTCCTTAGCCCAACGCCTATCTGGAGCATACACCACTCCGCCCTGGAAAAGGGAAGAAACGGCGTTTACCCTAGCTATTTTGTCCTGCCCTTTGCCGGGGGTAAACTCAGATACCGGGATACCCATACGGCGAAATTCTTGATAAAGCACGGATCCAGAAGATTTCTTCTCGACCATAAATGCGTCTGGTTGCCACTCTTTATATTCTTCAAGCACCATGGCTTTTAAGTCTGGATACTCCAGACGTCGCTTGATGGAATTGAGCAGAATAATGGCGTAGTTGTTGGTTTCTTCATTAAAAAAGACACCCCATGTAGTCAGCGCATTGTAGTCTGAACGATTATTGGCTTCTTGGGCAGCGTCCAGACTCATAATAGTAAACTCGCACGAAGGTGGGCTTTCCTGCTCCCAGATCCTCCACCACTCCCGTTTAATCAGCGCTCCTTCTTCAGAGGTAGGCTTTTGCATGTACTGGGCATTCCAATACCGGATGTCCAGAGCAGCTTTTTTGGCTAAGAGTTCCTCAATTGGCCAAAATTCTGGCCATAGAGGCTCTCCATCATCCTTGATCGCCGGAAACTCTACCACTTCCCACTGATCAACCCCCTCTTCACGCCCCATTTGGTCGACGATCATCCCAGTCAGGTCCAATTTAGACCATCTAGTCATCACGATAATGATTGCGCCCCCGGGCATAAGACGCTGCAAGGGACCGGACTGGAGCCATTCCCAAGCAGTGAGAAAAACCTCTGGCCGCCCTGTCTTAGCTTCCTGTTCAGAGTGCGGATCGTCAATGATGAACAGATCAGCACCCCTACCAGCAAGAGCACCTCCAACACCAATAGCAAAATACTCACCATTAAAGTTAGTACCCCACCTAGACGCTGACTTAGAGTCCGCTTGCAGCTCAATTTGCGGGAATATTTCCTTATAGTCATCAGATCCTACTAAGTTTCTCACTCGACGGCCAAAGTTAACAGCCAAGTCCGCAGTATGAGAGGACATGATCACTTTTTTATTCGGATACTTACCTAAAAACCAAGCAGGCGCGAGGTAAGAAATTAACTCCGACTTACCATGACGCGGTGCAATGTTAACAATCACTCGTTTTTTAACCCCACGAGCAATATCTTCAAAGATTTGAATCAGTTTTAGGTGGTGTGGACCTACTTTATAGCCCGGATAGACATGCTTAACGAAGTCTAGGAACGAATCCTTGCCGATTTCTTGCGTAATCTCGGTGTCATAGCGCTTAATTAGCTCTAAAGTACGGCGTTTTTGCTTGTCAGGCAGCGTCTTTAAGGACTGACGCAGCTTAAAAAGCTGTTCAGGCGTCAGTTTGCGTTGTGCCTGGGCCATTTTTCACTTCTTGTGCAACGATATCTCGTGCTTCGACATCAATAATCTTGTCCTCTAGGTTACTCAGAGTGAGCAGTAGCTCCTCTTCGACCTCTTCAATCGACATGATCTTGTGCGTGACCTCACTGCGGCGCTTAAATGCGTCTACGCCATCAATTTCACCAAGACTACGGATGGCTGCAATGCGTGATTTTGAATCTTTTGCAGTCTCTACTTCTTGGACAAGCTTATTAACAACATACAACTTAAAGTCAGACAACTCTTCCACGATGGAGACGTTCATCTGAGCAACCATGCCAGCGAGCATGGCAAGTGTTTCATTGGGATATTTTGCAAAATCGGGACGCAATTTAGGGTTTGAGACCATCTGCTTAGCAATGTCAACAGCCGCGTCAGAATTCTCTTTAGTAGGAACAAGCGGCGTGCCTGTTAAATCAGACATTAACTTGATGGTATTGGCTCTCATCTCCAATTCTTGGGCTGGAGTGAGTTCTGGAAACGCTTCCTTGGCATTGGCTGGCAAGGAAACATCTTCATCAATATTGGGCACGATTTGTTCCATGTATGCGGGGGTCTCCGACATTTTGTGCTTTGAAATGTAACATAAAAATTTATTTTTGTACAAGGGGAGGTATGGGTCCCATGACGGGGGGTGTTTCCAAATAGAAATAAATGTGGTCCTAGCACATAACACAAGGGGGTGGGGGGTGTCAAGGAGGGGAAAGGTACGATAGTTATTGCCGCTTTCAGTTTTTTTGGTCTAAGTCGTTGATTTATAAGGAAAAGATATGTAATGTTCGTAGGTGCCGCGACGAAAAAGTTGGAAATGTGGTGAGGTATTTGTGTAGATCTTGGGGTATGGGGCGCGAGGGGGACCCAAATGGCGTTTGGGGGGTGCCGGGCTGGGGGGTGCCGGATGCCAGAAAATGCTCTATTCCAACGTCAAACTGGACTTATCCATCACCAATCTGTCAAGATGTATTCAATGCAAAGCAATAGTGCTCTTGCAGATAACCCATGAAAGGGGAACCACATGACTAGTACTCATGTTCTGGCTTTCAACCGTGCCCTAAGCCAAGCACGCTCCACTGTCCGCCATGCCCGGTCGGAAGTAATCAAGCTTACTCAGATGCGGAAGGACATTAGCAAAGTCACAAAGCCTCTCGCCGGGTGCATGAGCGAAGCGGATAGCATGCATCTGTTTATGGTAGGTGACAAGCCGCATGTTCAAATCACTATGAACAAACTTGAGTCATTTAAATGCCTTGCATTGATGAACATGCTTTGGACACTGGATACCATGGGTACAGTGACCAACACAAAGGACTGGCCGGAATACCTTAACAGGGAATACCGGTATGATGTATCGGGAATATCAGTATGCGTTAACGCATATGTGAAATCCGACAGTCCTACTTGCCGGAAGGTAGTGATCGGTGTTGAGACAAAAACCGAGCCGCTCTATAGGATAGAGTGCGACTGATCAGCGATGATCGGGAAGGGTGGCGCAAGCCACCCTTTTTTTGTGCCCTCCACTTTTGATACCAGTTATTTGTGGTCGGGCGCGTAGGGCGAGCGCTAAATAGTGGCGGACTCCAACGCCAAACTGGACTTATGCACTGCTGATGTGTCAGGATGTACTCAATGCAAGGCAACTGAGCCCTTGCAGATTTGGAGTACTGAAATGGATAATCCATTCCCGAACAGCAAACTGTTCGTTACCCCGGCAAGCATCGAAGAGCTTACCGACATCGCGGACAACATGTCCAAACCCGCTGAAGCGTGGCGGATGATGGTGCTAGTGCTGAACTATGCCCACGCTGAGTGGGAGCGTGAAGTGAAGGGGCGAGAGGATCTCAAATCCCGACTACAGGCATCAATCAAAGCGAAGATTGGTGATCCTCAGCGTATCTAATTATCAACCGGGGGGCACAAGCCCCCCACCAACCGGAGAATCAAAATGATTTCATTCACAAGACTATGGGCTGCTCAGAAGGCAGAATGGCCCAACAGCATACAGCTGCTCCCACATGACATGCTGATATGGGCGAACAGTGCCCACACTATAGAGGTGCGCTTGAGACGCTTTATGTTAATTGCAGTGACAACGCAGCATGATAGGGTTTTGTTTTACATCACTGATCCAAAGGGTGGCTACATTGGCGCTCGCTATGGGCTTGAAGGCGGTGACTATATATCAGGGTTCAGTGACATCAAACAAAAAATAAAGGACACAAAAATAGTAGATGTCGAAGAGGATAGTTCATTTTTTCGCCAAGTGGCTTTCTTATAACCTTGGGGCTTCGGCCCCCATTTTTTCGGAGATAATCATGTACGGTAGAATTACTGACAAGGCCCCATACGGAGTGCATATCAGCGTGATCTGTATGGATCACCCGCACCTGCGTTGGTCAACAAAAAACATTGGTGGTGTGATGACACTTGACGGGGCAATCGGGTTTGCCCGGTCGTTGTTTTTTGAGGGTGATCCAGGCGAGCGGGAATGTCCATGCTCAGGGGACAAACTCAGACTGCACCCATCATATGCGGATAAACCATCCGTACCAGAATAATCAAGGGGGCTTCGGCCCCTTTTTTTATTGCCCACCACTTTTGATACCAGTTATTTGTTGTCGGGCGCGTGAAGCGGGCGCGTGGGAGCGAGATCGCTAAATAGTGTCCCACTCCACCATGAAACTTTACTTATCAGTCCCTCAACTGATACTCTACCAATACTGAATCAAGCGATTCAGTCCCCGCAAGGGGTTTTATCAACTCTCATCATTATGAGGTTTATCATGGCTACTAAAGCAAACCATCCCGCTCAGGCGGGTATCGCCCCTCTGATCATCAAAGATCTTGAGGATCTCGGTTACCAACAAGCCGGAACATATCAGGCATCAGTTGGGCAAGCGCAATATGCGCTTGATAACATTGCAGGGTTTCCCGATGAGGTACCCCAAGAGGCAAGGGACAAACTCTATGCGGGGTATCGCAAGCGTTTCTCTCAAATCAACCCCGCTAAAACCTATGCGGTTATCAATGGTCATTATGTGACCCCAACCGAAGATCAACTCAAGAATCCCAAGCAAGAGCGGGTAGAGATCGGGGTTGACTATGCATTCTCATACTCTAGCCAAGAGTTTGGGAAACTATCTAGCACCAATGCGGCACTGCATGAGTTGGTGAAAGAGATCAGGGAAAAAACCTCAACCTATTGCTCCAACCGGTTGGGCGATCTCAAGCGCCAATGCCGGAAAATTCTCAATCAGGGCAAAGAGCGCAAGCGTACTGCTAACAAGAATTTCTCGGAGTATGTCGAGGCATTTTTTACTGATGCCTTTGATCGGTTGAAATCCGCAAAATCTAGGGGCGATGCCACTGCCGATCTTGATCGGTTCAACAAGGCAAAAGTAGCGTTTATGGTAGCGTGGAAACACGGCGAATAAACCATGCAAAACCTCGGGGGGCTTGCCCCTCGGGGTTTTTTTTTTGCGCCCGCTATTTTGAGACC